CGGAAGCGAAAGCGAAAGCGAAAGAGGACGCGGAAGCGGAAGCGCTACGGCAAGCGGAAGCGCTACGGCAAGCGAAAGCGAAAAAGGAAGAGGAAGCGAAAGCGAAAGCGAAAGAGGACGTGGAAGCGCTACGGCAATCGACAGCGAAAGCGAAAGAGGACGCGGAAGCGAAAGCGAAAGAGGACGCGGAAGCGCTACGGCAAGCGAAAGCGAAAAAGGAAGAGGAAGCGAAAGCGAAAGAGGACGTGGAAGCGCTACGGCAAGCGAAAGCGAAAAAGGAAGAGGAAGCGAAAGCGAAAGCGAAAGAGGACGCGGAAGCGCGACTGGAACGGGAAGCTGCCGCGGAACGGGAACGGGTTGTTGCCGCGGCCGATCGACGGGAACGGGTTGCTGCCATTGAAAAGGAACGGCAAGCGACATCGAAAAAGGAAGAGGACGAGCGACAGCGAGCGGACGAAAAACGGCAATCGGAAGCGGAAGCGCGACTGGTAGTTGAAGCGAAACATAAACAAGACGACGCCGCGGCACGGGCCGCAACCACATCACTGAAACAGACAGAGGCACCAGCCGCGCAACCATCCGCCGAAACAACTTATAAACAGTTGCCCGACGAACCATGGATCACATACTTACACCGCTTATTTACAATGCATGACAATCCGCAACAGAAACACAAGGCAATTCAAGAACTGGGAACAATTGTATTTGACAAAATAAAGGATCACGATACTCAACAAATATTAATGCAAGCCGTATGTAATATTGATAAACCAAGTCACGCAGAACAAGCTAAACTACAATTAATAGGCGAACTCGAAGGACGCGACCAACCACCTGCTCGTGGTGGTGGCCGTTATGCAATCCGACAACATAAACGTACAAAAATGCGAACACCCCCTAACACACAAAACTTAGTGACATTACCTAATCTGATGTTTTATAATTAGTTTAACAAACAAATTAAATAACTACAGTAGATCAAAAGATTTGTTATTAAGTCGTGCATATATTAATGATAATACCGGATCGTTAATATATGCTATATAATTCTCTAAACACATATTATCTATTTCCATACATGTATTTATAATTAATAATAACGCATCGCTATTAAAATTACCATTACAAATTGATGCACTAACACACATTGAATTAGGTTGTATACCATATGTATGAATCAATTCATATATTATTTTAGCATCGCTACCGTACTTACAACAAATCATCAAAGTGTCTATATCGGGATCATATAATAGCTTATCTGTGTATATATTATATGCATATCCAATATCAAATATATCTTTTGTCTCGTCAATTCCGTATTTAGCAACATCGATCCATATTCCGCATTTAAATAACTCAATAATTATGTCCATATTAACAATACAGTATTTATCAATCAACATATTAACATACTCATCTATTTCATGGCGGTATAATTGACGCGTTGTATTGTTTACAACAAACATATTATTGAACAATATCAATAGCATCGTTTTTAGGTCAATGTAATTCAATATCGATTGATCTTTTATTTTGTCCAACACATCGTTCATTATTTGCTCGGTAATATATATTTCCGAGTCACGAATCTCCTTCAAATATGCCTGCATATGACTTTATTGTTATTTAATATATATATAGTTACAATTATAATTTAATTATTTCAATTTTATGTCGGTGTATGGGACACTCATACTAAATAGTAGCGTCATATACGGGAAAAAGAAAAACAAATACAAAAAAATGGTAATATCGACTACAGGTGAAAAATATACGGTGTATACAACGATACTTAAGAGCAATTATAATAAATATGTATCGATAATTAAAGATGAATGGGATGACATTAACAATGTATATAGCGGAAACATTAATAAATATATTGGATACACTAACATATACAATGACAATATTGAATTTTTAAAATTGTCAAGCACAGTATTTCCGTACAAAACATTTAAACAATCTATACGAAATGTTGATTTATCACCGAACCGAGAGCTAATAAACGAATACATATTTAGCATAGACCCCCCAAACACAAATGATATTGATGATGCTATACACATCGTGGAAATAAGAAACAATGCGTATCAATTGGGTGTGCATATCGCCGATGTATCGTCGTATATAGAATACAATAGCGATTTAGACGATCATATTCGTGATTTAGCATTTAGCATATACTTGCCTGATAATACTTTTAATATGTTACCAAATGATATTGATTGTTCATTGATCAGTAATTATCAAAAACGCGCATTTACTGTTATTTTTGACATAGTTGATGGTAAAATATCTATAAATAGATGTTGCAAAAGCTTAATAAATGTAACGCTAAATACTACATATGCTAATGCAGATACGGTATTGAAAAATCCGGATAACAGTCACTTTTCAAATAACTTGAAATTAGCGTGTCATGTATGTAATTGTATATTTAAGAAAACGTATACAACATCTCACGAAATTATTGCAGATATAATGATATTAACGAATTCTAAAATTGCTGAATTGTTACACACTAACAGCAATACATATACACTATATAGAGTTAATGAAGGACAGTCGAAATTGAGCAAATCATATTATTCAACAATACCAAATCGACATTGCATGCTTAATATAAATCATTATGTCCATTTTACATCTCCGATGCGGAGATATGGCGATATTATTATACATAGATTATTACATGACGTTTTAAATAAAGAATGTATTGTGTACAATACATGTGATATAGTTGATATGCTAAATGATCGCGAGAAAAAAATAAAAAAAATAGAGCGTCGTATTGCTACATACATGTTTGTGCATATGCATAATTATTGCGAATTTAATGCGGTTGTTATTGATTGCATCGATAATATGTTGGTTGTCATGATTAATAATAGTGTAATACTGACATGTACATTATACTCGAATAAAGTAAATGACATACTATCGACAAATTTGGTAAATAATTGCATTGAAATTATACAAAACAATGAAGTTGTAGATACATGCATAAAAATATCAGATGATATATTGATAGTTGTTTTTACAAAAAACTATTTATCTTGCGCATCGATAATTTGTCCAGTATTAAAAATACAATAGATTTCTGAGCAAATGATATAATGACATTGTTTATATTGTCGATAATATTGTTCTTGATTTTATTTTTAATGCACTCATATTTTAGTAAAGAGCATATGATCAGAACATTATCAAATAGTGTAAAAGTAATATGTAGTAGTTGCAATAGCAAGCGATTAAGATCATGTTTATCATGCTATGGATGCGGATATTGTTTATTAAAAAACGATGTATGGAAATGTATGAAAGGTAGTGTAATTGGTCCACATGATTCTAAATACAAATGCATCGAATGGAAATACTAAATTAATAATATGTTGTATAAATATATAATCGATTACAAATATAATAATGGAATCCGACGATCACACATCCCATCAGACACATACTGTCGACTCGCCCGGCCATGCGTCCGTTGTAACTCATATAGGCCGGCACAAACAATCGGCACAAATATCAATGGTACCGCCATACATGCGCAACACAGTAACGACGAACATACCATCGACGATGGCGAGCAGTGCATCATCACACATCGAGCAATTCTTGCCAATGGACAGGCCTGAATATGCTATACATATCGATAATAGGTCAGCCACCAGGTTGCCCGCAAAAGTAGCCAGTGATATCGCCGGCGAACCGAAACACCATGTCGACTTGAAAGACACCCCGCGACGTACATACGTCCCCCAGCCCGACCGTCACGATCAACCATACAAACACAGGCCACATGACGCCTTGAAAGACACCCCGCGACGTACATACGTCCCCCAGCCCGACCGTCACGATCAACCATACAAACACAGGCCACATGACGCCGTCGATGACGGCCCGAAAGACACCGTTCCGCAAGACACCGTTCCGCGTCCTTTGATTCACACAGATTCACTCATAGCCAGTGTATTTAATGGAACCGACACCGGAAGAAAAGAAATTGCTCAACTGGTATTAAGCTATTTTGCGGACTGCCCTAATGAACACCGCCATGACGTAAAAGTCTCCGAATTTCGGAATACTCCAGCAATTATATTGATATGTGAAGATACAAAAATGTATGTGATTAAACACCCCGACAAAATGACGACACAATCAATAACGATATCTAATAGCGAAGTTACCAAAAGAATACAACCGATGTATACACGATCGGAACATGTCAAGTATTTTAGCAAAAGATATAATAAACTTGGCAACTCAACCATACTATATGTTATAGATTGTGTGGAACACGATGCACCTGAAGGGTACGTCAAACATGACGAAGATGTCGAAGAATATTAATTAGTATTAACATAAATACTAATTATAAAACAAATATATCATCGTATCTATTGAGCGTCTGTGTATCTTCTATATTCGTGCATGTATCGAAATAATCGGTTTCGGACTTATCGGTATCTTGTTTGATTATTGAATACTGCATATAATTTGTTATATCAATTAAATTACTATCGATATTTTCGATGTCTATATACGTCACATTTAAATTATTAAGCAACAGATTTAACACGCTATTAACATTACTTCCATAATATACATTATACGCAATAATATGTGCTTGTAAAATGTTATGAAGCATACCTGTATTATTTATCATATTTATGAGCATCGCTTTTTCTAGCATAATCCCACTTATCCCACTAATATCACGCGTAATATTACTGAGTTCGGTTAATATATCAGTTCCATTAATATGGACATTATAATCGAGCACGAGCGATATTAAATTTTTTTTTAATATGTTTAGTTTACCAAGCTTTTTATTGTTCATATATCGCATAATCATGTTCGTATGTATTTTCTGTCCACTCATACTGCATTTAGATATTTTGGTCAATATCTTGTGATCCAGTATCATTAACATAAATATTTTATTTAATATTACTTTATTTTCGTTCATAAGTATTCTCTCAGATTGATGTATTAATTCATAAAAGCACATACATATGTATGCGAAAAGACCTTGCATCATTTCAATATCATGATTTTCAAAAGGTATGTTTATAACTATATTTATTTCATAATTCAATATGCTATGATACATTTCAAATCCATTCAACGTATATACATAAATCGCCATTTGGGACAAATATTTATCATTATAATAAATTTCATATTTTATATTTGTTGTACTATTAATTTTTTGCATTTTTACATTAAATATTTTTTCGATTAACCATAATATTAGTTTTAAGCTCCTCCGTATATTAAAATACTGTGCGACATTTTCATTTAACCCGATAATAGATGGCAAGCTATGTAATATATATTCAACTGCACATGTATCACATAAATCATATTTTATATCACATACCGTGCGCAATACATGTAATATATCACCAATCATTAAAGGTGATTTATAAAATGATGATGTCAATTCAATGTAATTATGATACCCATATTGCACAGCAATATTATTATGTAATTTAATATAATCGTTAAACAATTGTAGAGTTGTCGATGAAATTTTATTAAATGATTTATAAATATTAGTTCGAATAACTTTATTACTAACATATCGCATCGATAATTGATACACATCATTATCAATCAGCAACACATCGTTATGTATATATTTTGACAATGCACTGCGATCCCTTTCGACGAGCTCATTGATATTAACATTTATTGAAACAGGTTCATTTAACATTGTTATTAATTGTTGTCGCATGCCGTTGATACAATCTTTGTTATTTACAGCACTAATAATCATATATTGTTTTAATACATTTGATGAAATGTGCATAATTTGTACATCGTTGACATATTGTTTGATTTTATTATGAAGCTTATTTATTATATCACAATGATCTTGTCGTAGTTTGGTTTGTAAATACGTATAGTGCTGTAGATGCGATTTAATATTAGCAATATTCACAATAATATCATGCTCTGAATCATGTTTAATATTGTTGTTTAATAGCGTATTAACAATCGTATAATTATAACTCATCTTATAATACTATACATTGTTAATTCGTAAATACTGTACAATCTCTTGTACGACTCTACAATCAATTTCATTGTACTTGATTATTGTATTCATTATATTTGCATCGGTATGTTTATTTTTATAATGATATATTGCGTCGATCATAGCATCACATCCATCCGCCATATTATCGTTCCAGCATGATTTGATCATTCCTAATTTGTGCATATTTCTCGCAACATCTTTTAATGAAAAACTAAACATACCGTTAACGATTATTGGTTCCATTCTAAATATCGTTAACATATCGATCCACACGAATTTTTTAATAATATGAGACCATTCGTAATTATGTCTATCATTTGCATCTATTAAATGCGTTCTTTCAACATGATTCCAATAAAATAACCTTGGATGCTTAGTATATATGGTAATATATTTAATAAACTCATCTAATATTCTTTTTTCCTCGGAACGTGTGTATCGATCCATTGTGAAGTTTTTATACGTGTATACGCCATTTTGATTACTCCACACACCTATCATGAATATAATAGTTTCGTTATTTTTAGCATCGAAAATGTTAATATTGTTATCAAATAAACAATCATTTATCGTTTCGTAATCAATATAATAATCATGTTTTGTTTCGGTTAACCAATTACTAGTATTATTAATAATGACGGATGGATATATTTTTTTATCACTATTATTAATTTTTATGAATTTATTTATTACATCTGATACAACTTCTCCATTAATTCCTATTTTTTTAGATGTGCATTTATCAAACGTATAAATACGATGTGAAAACGCAACATCACGGTTTTTAACACCAACTCGCCATAGTAACGTAATTTCTTTTATTTTAATGGCATGCTTCTTCCTTATGTTACTTAATATATTAGACACTGAATAGTTGCACATATTTGGGAATAACTCATATCTAGTTGGATTATCTATATCCCATCCAATACCATTATTGCTGACATCTCTATACCAATTAATAGCTTGATATGTATTATCAATGTGAATATTATCATTAGCATCGTAATCAATAATTCCAATTGAATCAAATGCGTTTGTTATTAAATATGTTGTTTTCTTTTTTGTGTATTTATATGCGCGTGCAAGTATATATGATTGAAATGGCGTATATCCCTGAATTAATCCTAATGACGCGTTATATATAGCACACTGACTTTTGTAAAATCGGCTGACATCTTTATTAATAATACCGTCACAATTAGCGGTTAGCTCTAAGGTTGTCCATTTTATATCAACTATACAATAATGATAATTGCCATTTAACTTCGATGCCTTCATACTTTCAATACATGTATCGACACGATCATTATTAAGTATTTTATTTATGTAATCACTTCGAATAATAATATCAGGAACGCCTGACGTATTATTTTTATCATTGAATAATACACCATGTATAATAATAGGTATTTCCTTAAATATGCAATCGATTGTTTTTTCATAACTTGATCTATTAATATCATTGACATTGTCGGTGATATATACAACATCGTCACCAAATGTATTTTTCAAATGCCTGAATATTAATAGCTCGAATGTATTTCCATGGTCAAATACTAATTGCTCAAACTTATCGATTTGCTTACAATATGACTTGTCATATAATATATACCAATCCAACACAGGGTCATTATGAATATAGTTTTTAATGTTATGTGGATGAACTAGAGATCCATCAACCGATTTAGGAATAGTGTTAAATGCATCCCATGTATTAATATTTTCATCACTGTCGTTATATCTTCTCTTTTTGGCAATGCAGTTACCGTAATTAGAATTTCGTTTCATCTATAGTGTTATTCATAACATTAGTTTAATTCATAAAATTGATTTATAAAAAAATTATGTGACTAATTAAGAAATGGCTACGAATAACAATATATATAATACATTAAATGTTAAAAACATAAATGAACTTGCATTAATTCCGTATCTTAACAAATTCATTTATTTTTTCATTAGCGTAATCATTATTTTTAATAATTGTACTCGATGGTATGATTCGTGATCCCATACATTGTTGATTTAAATTTTCCATATTCTCCCGTGTGCTATTATTATATTCTTTTAATTTATTATGAGTATGTCCATATGTATGTATTTGTTCAGCATTACATTTTGTAGGATTTCGTCCAGATACAGCTAACATTTCCTTATCCGGATTTATACATATATTTGTCACATCCAGTCTACTTGTGTTCCCATTTCCAACATTTGCTGGATATATATGATTTCCTTCACTAGCTAGGTCTTTTTTAGTTGTATTTATTTGTATATTTTTAGATTCATATCCACCGCGTTGATTTGGTGTATGTATTTGTTGCGAATGCGTATTTATCGAATATCCTTGTCGGTGTGTATTTGCAATTGTTATATTATCTGTATTTATTGAGTGATTTGAATTACCATGTATCGGTAATATATAATTATTATCGTTTATGATATTTAATGAGCCAAAGTTATATTCTTTATCATCAATGTATGTTAAGTTTCCGCCATACGGCATGCTGCTAGTTTTGTTAGACACATATTGATTATGTATTGGTTCATTAATAAGAACATTATTATTATCACTTCGTTTGCTATTAATTGGCTGTATAATATGCATATTTCGACTAATATTACACATGCTCTTAATATTATTATCAATATTGTATCCATTTCTTATTTGTGTATTTTCCATTATTGGTTGTATAATATGCATATTTTGATTAATATTATGCATACTCTTAATATTATTATCAATAGTATATCCGCTTCTTATTTGTGTATTTTCCATTATTGGCTGTATAATATGCATATTTTGATTAATATTATGCATACTCTTAATATTATTGTCAATTGTATAACCGCTTCTTATTTGTGTATTTTCTCGCATTGGGTTAATAATATTGTGTTGTTGCTGATCATATGTTAACTGATGCATTCGTATTTTGTTAATATCGTGTGTTGGATGTATTTGTTGCTTACTTTTATTAATATCGACAGGTATGTATGTGTTATTTGTATGTATATTTTTTATTAAATATTCTGGTGGAGTTTCTGTATATGCCATGTGAGTGGGTACGGTATTTATGAAATGCTCATTCGTGTTAATTGTGCTCATATCGCTAATATTGTATGGTATTTGATATTGTGTTTTATTCATACAGTGTTGTTGCCCATTAAGAGTTATATTATTATTATGCATTTGCATACTATGATAATTATAATCACGTGGTTGTTCAGTGTTTATATATGACATTGTTTTGGATTCGCCGGCATTTATACTATCGGCTCTTATATTGTCACATGCACTTTTTGATGGTGCTTCGTGATACTGCATAATATTATTGTGCTTACTTTGATCGGTTACATTGCTGATATATGTATTTGCAACTCCATTTCTGGATGGCGTTTTGTGTATCTGGTTTGTGTTTCTATGTTTAATTTGATCAGTTACATTGCTGATATATGTATTTGCAACTCCATTTCTGGATGGCGTTTTGTGTATCTGGTTTGTGTTTCTATGTTTAATTTGATCAGTTACATTGCTTATATATGTATTTGCAACTCCGCTTTTGGATGGTGCTTCATGATATTGCCGAATATTATTGTGCTTACTTTGATCAGTTACATTGCTAATATATGTATTGGTAACTTCGTTTCTGGAGGGTGTTTTGTGTATCTGGTTTGTGTTTCGATGCTTACTATTATTATAAGCATGACTAACCATAGTTCGTTGTGATCGGTTAGTATTATTTGGCTTAGTTTGATTACCTTCTATAGCCGGTGCTTTACTCTCGCTATAATTTTTAACCATATCACATGGCTTTGTAATTTTAAATTGATATGGTCGCCTTTTTACAACAACTGGGTTAATAGGCATATGTGTAGTGCGTTTACCCATTAGCATTGGTTGTGAGTATGACATTTTGGGTTTATGTGCGACTCGTAATTCATTTGCCGTTTTTGGTAATATACGCACGTTATTATCACATCCCATTGGCATTTGCTCACTAAATTTCAAATTCAATCCAGGTGTGTCGCGATGCTGTTCAAATGGAATAACACTTCTTTTTTCATGTGATCTCTCAAATCTATCCATATTTACAGCCATTCTATCATTTTGATGGACATATGATTTTTTTTCACTGTTTCTTATTATATCGTTAAAATTTACACGTGTTTCGGTTTTGTGTTGAAAATTATCATTACCGTTTAAAAAATTCATGCGATCGCTAAAATTATCCTTGCGATGTTGTAATACTGTTAAATTATCGATTCCGCAACCAGTTTTTCCAATCCCAATGTGCGGTAATGGCTGTCTCGGTACGCATGGTAAATCAAATTGGTTTTTGTAATCTTGTTTGGTATTGTCCAATTTATTTTCATTGTAACTGCTGTAATTTAGCAAGTTATTTATATTATTTAGTACGTCCATTAAATAATTAGTTTATATATTATTCATACAATATATAGGGACGATCCAGTAAATAATTTGTTTATATTTATATATTTCATATAATATAATATTGCATAAATAATATGAACATAAACAAATAAAAATATAGTATGTATAAACAAATGTAATAATT